AGCACTGCTAGATAGAATAAAAGAAATGTTTGACGATTGTTCAAGATCTGAAGTTAAAAAAATTGGAAAACTTCTTATAAAGTTAAACAGAAAGGATTATGAATAATTAAACGATCACCCTAGGGACTTTCACTTAACTGGTTAATAATAGGATCAGTTCCCAAGATAAGTTGCTACCTCTGTCCTGGAAGGGTTGTTTTGATATCAAGGGGACAAACTTATCATCTATTATGAACAAATCTTCACATTAAACCCCCACCGTTGCAAAATGGTGGGGGTTTTTTACTTGACAAGTGATTCGTGTTCCTATATAAGTGGGATAATGTTATTTAATATTGTAGTCACTGATACAAATCCAAGTTACCTTTATGGTGATTTGCAGTGTACATATTCTATGGCGTTGGTGAAAAACCAACAGGGTTAACCTTAAAAGCGTAGTGAGGGTTGCAACTCTCACTACGCAAGATGAAACAAGAAAGGAAAAACAATGAGCGATCTTCGAATTAAACCGAACACGGACAACGGCGATCTTGACGGTAAGGAAAATTGGACAGACAATGTGTCAGCCGACTCTGACGAGTTTCGCATACAGTTAGCCGACATCTTCGAACCGACCAAGCTTCGCAAATGGTTTGAAAAGGTCGACGGTCAGGGAAACAAGGACAAAGAAAAAGCTTGACATTTGTTTCGTGTTCCTATATAAGTGGGATAATAGAAAGGATAAAAATGACAAAACATACGATTAAATTCACTAAATCTGACGGTCAGGTTATTGAAAGAGAATTCGACCCTAATAAAGACAAGCAAAAAGAGTTTGTCGCCAAATCCACAGGCAACCTGTGTCGTGTTTATTTCGACATAGAAAAAGACGGTTACAGAACAGCCACCAACGATTGGACAGTTTCCACCTCCTAAACGCCGACCGTTGAAAAACCCCCGATTAATCGTCAAAAACCGATCGGGGGTTTTTTTATGCCTCTTTAATACTATGACGGTGAGATTTCCCCACTAGGTCTACAAGAGCTGTAAGCTCTTGTAGACTGCCTTCGTTTTTTCACCGCTAAATAATGCTTGACTTTATCCCTTAAAAATGGGATAAGATGCCAGCGATGGCAGAAATGAGAAATATGTCTAAAAAAATAGAAAACTTTGAATGGACTTCTTTACTGGATTTAACTGGTAAGGGTTTATCTCAATTTAATGCCGTTGGGCAGGATATGAACTGCTCACAATTAATGCGAAATGCTGAATTGGATTTCACAGTTGAATTAAAACCTGTTGAATTCACAAACGACAGCGGTCAAAAAATCGTTAACAAAAAACTTAAATCATTAGTTAAAGATGATAAAGAAGTTTTAGTATCTGGTTTAACCGATCAATATCACCCAATGCAAAATGAAAGTTTAGCTAGGTTAGGTGATCACTTCGCAGAGAAAGCTGGACTATCCTTTGAGCATTGTTTTAGTTATGATAATTCTAAGGCAATAACTTTTCTTGCTAATACTGGTGGGAGTTTTAATATTGGAGATGATCAAGTTAATAATTATCTTATGTTTAATAACTTTCATACTGGAAGAGATAAAAGTAAAATCAATACAACAAATATTTCTATTTGGTGTAGTAATACTTTTATGACTGCTCTTAGAGATACTGAACAATTTATGATTGCCATAACTCATAGAGTCGAATTTAATAACGACCTTGAGCAACTGGTAAAATCTAAAATTGATCAAGCTTTGCAATCCAATGAAGAGTATAAAGAACAAGCGATCACGCTCAATGGTAAACAGATCACTGAAAGTGAAATGCTTAAATACTTTGTATTGGTTTACAATCCACAACTGGTAAACGAATTTGAAAAAGCTGGTATGACTCACAAGGCTTTCAATGAAGTTAACGGTTCTGGTATGACACAAATTAAACGGTGCTACGGTGTTTATAATGATATGTTTGAAAGTAATGGCAAGACTTATAAACTTCAAAACACAGGCAATGCTGTAAGAAGTGATACACTTTGGAAAGCTTTTAATAGTGTTACATATAACGAGGATCATCTTCGTGGTGGTTCTGATAATGGTGATAGTAGACTTAAGAATACTTTCACTATGAATGGTGCGGATAATATTAAAACACGCGCTATGTCTACTGCTCTAGAATTAGTCTAGATAATTTAACCCTGTAATTTTAGCCATCGCTATTACAGGGTTTTCTTATGTCCATTACACTTCATAGCCATAACTATAAAGTATAGCTATGGCTACATTCGCCGCCTGCGGCGGCTGTGTATATCATTGTTAATAACCTGTGGATAACTCGCGCCTACCTACTACATCTAGTGGCCTCGCTTCGCTCGGCCTACTACATCTAGGGGGCCCCCTGCGGGGCACCCCCTAAATGTGAAAATAGGACTTGACATTTTTGTAAACCGGCCCTGTTTCAGACAAACGCTACCGGTTAAAACCCTACCACCCTATTTTGGGACTCCTATCCTTGATTATCCCAAAAAAATAATATATAAAAAATTTGCAATGATTAATCAAAGCGAGGCCGAGCTCCAGGAACAGCTACTCCTTGAGCACATAAAAAAGCTCGAAAATGCGGAAAAAGACTTTATTCCGTTTGTGAAACATGTCTGGCCTGATTTCATATCAGGATATCATCACAAAAAGATCGCCGAGAAGTTCAAGGCGATACGGGATAAGAAACTAAAGCGTCTGATTGTTAACATGCCACCAAGGCATACGAAGTCAGAATTCGCTTCCTTCCTATTTCCAGCGTGGTTAGTGGGCCATGATCCAAAATTAAAGATCATACAGACAACCCACACCACGGAGCTAGCTGTCCGGTTCGGCCGCAAAATGAAAAATCTGATTGATGATCCGACCTACCAGCAGATCTTTGACAAAGTGGCCATTTCCGCCGATTCAAAGGCAGCCGGCAGGTGGGAGACAAACCATGGCGGCGAGTACTTTGCAGCGGGCGTGGGCAGTGCGATCACGGGCCGTGGAGCAGATTTATTGATCATCGACGATCCGCACTCTGAGCAAGACGCACTATCCGAAACATCCCTTGATTCCGCCTATGAGTGGTATACATCCGGACCACGACAGCGTTTGCAGCCAGGCGGCGCTATCGTCATTGTCATGACGAGATGGTCCGTGAAGGATTTGACGGGAAAATTGATCGATGCACAAACAAAAGAACCAAAGGCGGACCAGTGGGAACTGATCGAGTTTCCAGCCATCATGCCATCGGGAAAGCCCGTGTGGCCGGAGTACTGGGACATTGATACATTGAGCACAACCAAAGCGTCCCTGACCGAGCAGAAATGGCAAGCCCAGTGGCAGCAAAATCCGACGTCCGAGGAAGGCTCTATCATTAAAAGAGAATGGTGGAAGAAGTGGGAGGAGGATGATATTCCCGATCTGATTCATGTTATTCAGAGCTATGATACCGCCTATAGCAAAAAAGAGACAGCCGATTATAGTGCGATTACCACGTGGGGCATCTTTACCCCGCCCAATAAGGCAAAACCGCATATCATACTTTTAGATGCAGAAAGAGCAAGATGGGAGTTTACAGAGCTTAAAAAGCGTGCTATGGAGAAGTATAAGTACTGGGAGCCAGAAACAGTGATTGTGGAAGCAAAAGCTTCTGGACTTCCTTTGACAGATGAGTTAAGATCAACAGGAATTCCCGTTGTGAATTATACCCCCAGCAGGGGGCATGACAAGCATGTACGGGTTAATTCCGTGGCACCGATGTTCGAGGCCGGCCAAGTATGGTATCCGGACGAGCGTTGGGCAGAAGAGGTGATAGAGGAGTGTGCGGCTTTTCCTTTTGGCGACCATGACGACTACGTCGATTCAACGACGCAGGCGCTCTTGCGGTACCGCCAAGGCAACTTTGTGCAACTCCCCGATGACTACCACGACGAACCACGGACCATGAAACATAGGGAGTATTACTAATGGCGATTGAAAACATAAAACAAATGACGCGGCCTCTTTCCGAAGAAAAGAAAGTGGCATCGCACGATGCTCCGGAAGATTATTTGAAAAGGGCCGTTGAACAATTCATCATAGAGTTTCCTGAATTTGAAGATTTAGATATAGAAGATTTATACAAGGAAATGGAAAAGAAAGGATACTTCAGTGATCAGTATGCAATGTCCGACCCGCATCCAGATGCGGAGAGAGCTGATATGATGGATATAATATCGGAAAAGTATTTTGGAAAGTCATATGATAAATTGACACCGAAGGAAATAGAACTCCTGGAAGAAAATTGGGACGAACTTATATCACAAACAAAACAACCAAGAGACATACGACGAGTTAACCAAGGCGGCATTATTGGATTACGATTTGGTGGCGATCCCAGAACAGAACAACGATCACAAGGCATCATGCAATTGGCTTCACATTCCGGTAATGACGTCATACAATCAGCAATGATATGGATGGCCGGTTTACCTGGATCAGATGGCAATCCTATAGGTATGGATGAAGTTATTAGACAACTTAACACAGGTGAAACAGATATAAACGGTTTAGTGAACGCGTACATGGACGCGAGAGTAGATAGTAATTAATGAGTTACCAGTCAGCCTTAAACGCACGCACCCCTGACTGGGTTAGCCGAGTGGCGGCGCAAGCCGCCAGATCGGTCTAGGAGATAAAATGGCAGGAATGAAAACTATACAAGATTTAACAAGGCCAGTAGTGCCAAGAGAAGGAGTAAGACCTCCAGTTGGTATTCAAAAAGTGATAGCAGATAGAATGCCTGTTGATCCTTATAGTCCAATAACTGGAGAGAAAACTTTTTGGAGAAAAGATCCTATAGAAATGCTTCAAGCAGCACCTGGAAAAGCTCTTGAAGGTATTAGAAGTTTATTTGGTACAAAAGCAGCAGAGGCAGGTCCTTTAGTAGATTTTATTAAATCTAAAAGAGCACGACTTATATCAGAGGTTCAGGGAGAAATGATGGGTAGTATATTTGGAACTGGAGTAGATGAAGGTAGAATAAAAGTTTTACAAATTGAAATAGATAAACTTACTGAACAATTAAATGATCTAGGTGAAAATTAATGGCAATAGAAAAAGTAAACGAAGATATTAATTTAGAGATAGAGCCAAATTCCGAGCAGCAAATTACAGTGCCAGGAATGGAGAACAACGCGATGATGATGGAGGATGGATCGGCGATCGTCAATCCATTACCGGACACATCAGGCAAAGGCGCATTCAATGCTAACTTAGCAGAAATAATTCCGGATGATGAATTACAGAGCTTGTCAAAAGGATTAGTTGGCGACTATGAAGCCGACAAGGATGCAAGAAGCTCGTGGCTCAAGACCTATAGCGAAGGACTGGATTTATTAGGATTCAAGTATGAGGACCGTTCCAAACCGTTTGCTGGTGCAACTGGTGTCACGCATCCGCTTTTAGCGGAGACGGTAACGCAGTTTCAAGCACAAGCGTACAAGGAACTACTGCCACCAGAAGGTCCCGTTAGAACACAAATAGTAGGTGAAGTAACACCAGAGGTTGAAGAACAGTCTCAGCGTGTCAAGGAATTCATGAACTATCAGATCTCCTATGTCATGGAAGAGTATGACCAGGAACTCGATCAGATGTTATTCCATCTACCATTAGCAGGAAGTGCTTTTAGAAAAGTCTACTACGACGAAGTCAAGGACAGGGCAGTATCAAAATTTGTTCCAGCAGAAGACGTAGTGATTCCGTATGTCTCAACCGACATGGAATCATGCGAACGTATTACGCATGTTGTCAAGATGATGGGTAATGAGCTCCGCAAGAAACAAGTGGGCGGCATGTACAGGGATATTGACATCTCTATGCAGCCATCGGAACCAAATGAAGCAAAGGAAACATATGACAAGCTGGAAGGTGCGGAGAAAACAATCAATGCGGAAGAAATTATTTTACTCGAATTCCATTGTGACTTGGATATTGTCGGATTTGAGGACACGCTGGAAAATGAGCCAACGGGAATCAAATTACCCTACGTTGTCACTATTGACGAAGGATCAGGAAAAGTGTTATCCATCTACCGCAACTATGAAGAACAAGATCCGCTTCGCAAAAAGATTTCCTATTTTGTCCACTATAAGTTTTTACCTGGCCTTGGCTTTTATGGCTTTGGTCTTATCCACATGCTCGGGGGTTTATCAAGAACAGCTACCTCAGCGCTTAGACAGCTTATCGATGCAGGTACGTTGTCCAATCTCCCTGCCGGATTTAAAGCTCGAGGACTGCGCGTTCGGGACGATGACCAACCCCTTCAACCGGGGGAATTCAGAGATGTAGATGCACCGGGAGGTGCGATCCGCGAATCCTTAATGTTGATTCCGTACAAGGAACCAAGCGCGACGCTCTTTCAACTGTTAGGCTTTGTTGTCGAGGCAGGAAGACGCTTTGCGTCGATTGCCGATAATAAGATGGGTGAAGGTTCACAGGCCAATCCTGTCGGAACAACCATGGCGATCATGGAACGCGGAACAAAGGTGATGAACGCGATACACAAGCGTCTGCATTACGGACAAAAAGTAGAGTTTAAATTATTGGCAAAAGTTCTGGCGCAAAGCCTGCCACCGGAATACCCATACGCGGTGCGAGGTGGTAACAGGATAATCAAGCAACAAGATTTCGATGAACGGGTGGACATTCTACCTATTTCTGAT